GTACCGCAATCGCCTCGGCGACCGTGTCATTCCCGAAAAAGAAGATCCAGTCAGACTGACCATTGGTCCACGGCGTTGTCGTGATGCCATCCGTGCCCAAGCCTTTCGGGATGTTGGTCTGCTCGATATAGCGCGTGTTCTCGTAGCGCCCGATCTCGCCGTTCATGATGAGATTGAAGCCGGTGTCACTGTACTGGTGAATCGTCTCCAAGGAGTTCTTGAAGGTGCGCAAGGTTGTCGGCCAAGCGATCGCGTAGTAATCATCCGCGATATAGGCCGGGATGTTGCGCTCCTTCATCGCATCGACTAAAGCCTTGGCGTGCGCGTTCGAGTAGGCGATCGAGTTCGTGCCGGTGACCGTGCCGTTGGTGTAGAGCGTCACCGCGGAGGCTGACGTGCCGCCCGTGGGGATCACCCGCAAGAGCGTCTGGTTGAACTGCCCCCACGCCATGCGATCGACCGACTTGACCGTGTCGTTTTTCAGCGCTTTTTTGATGATATCCTCGACCGGGAACTTGGACAGGTTGTCGAGTTTCCCCGAGTAAGGGATCGAGTTACCCACTTCGGTGATGGTCAGTGTGCCCTGCGCAATCGTGAAATTGGTCTCCGGCATGGTGTTGGTTTCAATCAGCACCCCGCCCGCGGTCGCGACGTCTGAGACCACATCCCACGTGAAGGTATCGCCCTTCTTCTTGCCCTGCTGGGAGATATCGTGCACGTCGGCGAATTGGCGGAACTTCACCAGCGGCTGCACGTTCATGCGCAAAACATTGGATAATTGGCGCGAGTAGAGATACCCGCCTTGACTCGAAACAGCCCAGACTTGACCCGCCATGCGTGACTCCGACCGGAGCCACGATGTTGTTTAGGCGTCCGGAGAACTATTGCCTGCGAGTGTGGACGTGGGCATTCAAGCCCCGGGCTTTGGCCATCTTCTCGATGACCTCGGTCAAGTCCTCCTCGCCCTCCGGCTCCTCCTGCTGCACTTGCCTTGCGGCGGCACTTGGCGGATTCACCAGAGATCGCTTCCGTTCCAGTTTGTCTTGAGGGCGCGACCCGAGTTTGAACTTCGCCCGGATCGGCTCACCGATGGCCTTGTAGGCTTCGGCGAGCGTGGTGGTGGGGGCTTCGGCCTTCATCTTGTTCAGACGATAGCGAAACAAATCACCCGCCTCGGGGTCGCTCAATACATCGATGTAAGCGCGCTCTAGACTTTCCAGTTCGGTCCTGAACGACAAGCGCTGATCGATCTGCCGCAAGACGTCCGGAGTCACCTCGGATGGTCTTTGGTTGATGACAGATGCCAACTTCTCAATCGCCTCTTCATCCCCCAATACTGCCGCGCGGAGGATCGCTCGCACGTCGACTCGCTCGACGTTGCCAGTCTCGTCTTTCGATAGAGCCAGCCGTGAGGCGTTTCTAACACTCTCCGCGGCGGTACGCAAGTAGTCATCTGCACTATCGACCTTTTGTGCGACCTCGCGCAATTGCTTCAGGGTTTGCCAGCGCTCCTGGCCGTTGACGATGGTGAGGTAATGCACTTCACCGTTGATGGTCTTCTGGTCAGCTAGGTCTTGGGTTACCTCGGTAGTAGTCGCATCAACGCCTTCGGTCTGCAACAGCTTGGCCGCCGCCTCATCCTCGGCGATGGCTTGGGCCTCGCGCGCCGCGGCGTCGTCTTTGAGGTCAAGCTCATCCGCGCGCCGCTCCTCGGACGCATCGGCGATGGCTTCCATTTGCGCCAGGCGGTTGGTGTTGCGCGATTGGTTGGCCTCGCGCGCACGGGCGACCGCTTCGTCGTGGGCTTTTTTCTCTTCGGCGTTCATGCATCGCTCCTAGTAGGTCGGCGGCTCGGGCACATATTCCAGATCATCACGCTCTTTGAAGCCCTCGAACTTGTCTTTGCCGGGGCTCGCCAAGATCGGCTTGCGACGGCGCTTGTCCTGCATCTCGTCCGCAATCGGCGCGGCGGGATCGTCGTTACTGCTCACGCAGTTGCGCCTGTGCCTGCTCACCCATCTGGATGGCATCGCGCAGCCAGCTCAAGATCGAATCGGACACCTTGACGCGGTTTTGAGTCGCGCGGATGAGTTCGGTGGCAGTCGGGTCGACTACGAGCAGCTCCTTGATCGCCGCTTCCGCCTGCTCGTTGGCGCGCTCGACCAAGTACTGGCCGATATCGGAACTCAAGAACTGCTCGACCTGTTTGCCGAACATCGCGGCGCGCACCGTGGGGTCTTGCGGGTCAAGCGGCATCGGGCTTTTTCTCTTGTTGTTGCGCGGCCATCGCCTGTTCGTTCTCCATGCCCATGTCGCGATCCTCCACCGCCCCTTCCCGCTCGATGCCGCCCTTCTCCAAGTCCATGAAGTGCTGCGTCAACATCTGCCGGCTCTCGCTCTGATGCTTTTTGTCCTGCAGCGCCAATTTCACGGCGTTCGATTCGTGCGTGGTCTTGAGCTTCACCACATTCGCCTCGTGCTTGTTGGCCTTGTCGATCATGAGCTTCTGCAGCTTCATGGTGAGGGCCTGGATCTGCTGCTGCGCCTTCTGTAGCGCCGGGTCGGAACCGTCGATCTGGAAGCGATTACCGTCCTGATACCCCGACAGGCCCGCCATTTCCTTCCACACCTCTTTGAGATCGAGGCCGGGCGGCGGACGTACCGAGATCTTGGCGAATTCCGCCACCGCATACACGAACTTCTGCAGCTTGGCGGTGGGGTCGGTCGCACCCATGCCGACATTCACCGTCACGTTGAGTTCACGATCGAGAATCGCATCGGTCACCTGCTGCACGCCGTATTTCTCGAATACCTTCGCCTTCTCACCGGCCAGAGCAATGATGACCGTATCCGATTCGTAGTGCTGTTCGAGCATCACCAATTGGCGCAGCACCGGCTGCACGAAGGTTTCCGTGAACGTCTTCAGCATGTATTCGGTCAGCAAGTTCGCCGGCCCCTGCAGCATCTGCATGGTGTTGGTCGACTCGCGCCCTGAGCGCGTCGCGGTCACTTGCATGGGGTTGAAGTTACCGACTAGGTCGGCGAAATCCCCATCGATGCGGTCCTCTTCCAAGTAGGCGCTTGAGGTGACGTCGGGCCAGGAAATTTCCTTGATATCCCCCTCAGGGTCATCTGCCAGCGTGATGCCGCCGGGGGTATTGCGTACCAGGCTCGCGAGGTCGACGTTCTTGCCGCGCTTTGCGATCCAGCGCTTGTTGAGTACGAATTTGACGTTATCCAAGCGCTGGTTCTTGACGTCATTCGCCTCATCCTGCAACGGTTTGACCAGGGTCGGGACACTCGACGGGAACGGCTTGTGGGTCTCGATCACCGCATTGCCCATCACATACGGACGCTTGCCGTGCCACACGGTGTTCTTCAGGGGCTCAGGATCGGTGAGCAGGCGCTCGCTCGCAATCGTGTAGAACTCCCAGTCCTCGCCATTGAAGCGGTGAATGTGCCGGTGCACCCACACGATGTCGTAGTCCGACACGTCGCGCTTTTGGTTGGAGGGGTCCTGGCTCACATTAATGCGCGCCTGGCGGGTCGAGTCATCCGAGGAATCCGAGCGCGCAAACACCGCGGCGGTCGAGTACTTGCGCCAGCGCTGGCCCTTGGGGTTCGGGTAATTCATCCGGTCCTGCACATCGCACCAGTACATCGGAATCAAATGGATCAGATACGGTGAGGTGTTGATCGGGTCGAGCCAATGCGCGGAGGGGTCAATACGTAGGTTCTCGATCGGGAAGAGGTCGATGACCGGTCTATCCTCCAAGGATTCGGCCATGCCGTCATCGTCGTGCCGCTCCAGGAAACGCCAGAACACATGGGCACAACACGCGCCCTGCACTTGCGCATCCTGGATCGCACCCATCACAATTTGAAACCACGGGATAGTCGTGGTGAGCCGGTACTGCAGCACTTGCTTAGTGACTTCGGCCGAGATGACTTCCTCTTTTTTCGCCTGGTTGTTGGCGGTGATGTCGAGTAAGTCAATGTTACTGAAGAACGCTGCCGCGGCTGCCGCCTCATTCTTGCGGATCACCGCGCGGGTCTTGGGACGGAACAGGTTCGAGCGCTTCTTGAACAGTTCGCCGTTGTATTTGGAGTCCGCGGGGTGCTGGTTGTTGAACGCCTTGATCGAGTTATCCCACGCTTGGCGGTAATTGCTATCGATGTAGGAGGTCGAAAACCTAAACGCATCGCGCGCGCGATTCAGCCAATTGGGTTCGGCGGGCTTGCCACGTTTACCCGCCTTATCGTCCTCGGGCGGCGAGTCACCCACTTGCATGCCGGCGCTCTCGCGTTCCTCGCCGAGCTCCTCGCCCTCGTACTCGCCCGCCTCCGGATCATTGATCGCAGGCGGCTGTGGGCGCCACGGGGTGGAGGCGCTCACGGGTGATACACCCATTCCTCGTTATCGTGATCCCAGCGCCAGCCGTGCTTCATGCGAAGTGCGCCTCTTGCTTGGGCTTCCAGTCGGCCGGCATGACGGGGTCCGAACCATCCCACGCGCCGCGCTTGTAGCCGAAGAGTTCGAGCATGGCGCCGCCCGCTTGCACGGCCGAGTGCGTGACCTCCTTGGGGTTGTCGAGCTTATCTTTGGGCATGAGGAAGCCGAAGCCCTCACGCTGCAAGCTTGCCGCCACCTCCGCATTAATGACCGCGTGGCGCACGATCATGGCGCCGCCTTGGAAGGAGACTTGCCACGGATGGTCTGGGTAATGCCGCTCGAGCGCGCGCCAGATCTCCATGGCGAGTTGCAAGTAGCTTGACTCCTCCGCATCGCCCGCCTCGATGAGTTGCATCTCGCTCATGTCGTGCCGGTGTATTTTTGCTTCAAGGTCTGGCTGCCCGGCGGACCGTACAGGCCGGTAAATCCTATGTCGGTCGAATCGAAACCGCGGCCGTTCGAGAACTCGTAGATGCGATGATCGGGTGCTTTGAACGATGAGCCCCATTCGCGGCTCACCATCTCGAGCAAGGAGAAGTTGCGCGTCGTGACTTGACGGCCGAGACTAGCGGGTAGCGGGGGAAGTGCCATTTATGTGTACTCCGGTTCCAGTGAAGTTTGATCGACATATTCAGGGGTGATCGGCTCCATGTCGTAGATGCGGCTCGCGGCATCGACCAGGTCTTTCAAGCCGCCGAACGGAAAGTAGGAGACCTCCATGCGCAGCATCTCGGCGACGTCGTAGCGATGGCCATTCTCATCCTTACGCGTGATCGGGCGGGCTATTCGATATTCGTAGCCCTGCGCGAGCAGCGCGCGCTGGGTCTTGGTCAAGCGTTCATCGTCGGTCGGATACGGTAGATAAAACCGATGGCCCTTAATGTCCGGTACCAGACGTTGCACGCGATCATTTTTACTTTTCTCGCCATCGCGTGGCCATTCGAGCTCGGCGATCTCAAAGCGGCAGCCCTCGATGCGCTGGCGCTCGTGGAAGTAGTCAAGATCGGCAATCGCACCGAAGCGCTCGTAGCCCACGTGCAGACCCATGAGGCCGGGGGCGTTGCTCCACTTGTCCCATAAATCGCGCATCCAGCGCCAGCGGTCCATGAGGTCCATCTTGTGCGCAACGCCGTCTAGTAGGTACTTGTTGCCGGCGACATCGATGCCCAAGACCACCATCGCGGTGTTAGCCGAGTCGCGCTTGATTGAGCGCGCCGGATCGACCATGAGATAGCCCATCAAAGTGAGAGGGCGGACTTCGTAGACTTGGAGGTCATTGACGTTGAACATGCGCTGATGACCCGCGAGTGGGTTCGCGAGCAATTGACAGGCTACGGTCGCCTCACCCTGATCGCGGATGCGTCGTGTCCACTCGGCTTGCGTGAAAAGTACTGGCCGCCCATCCATTTGGCCGTTATGCGTGGCAGGGTAAATGCGCGCTTGAGCAGCGCCGCGCTTAATGATCTCAGCGTACGTGTCCGCATAATGGTAGCGGGTGCCAATGATCCATTTGCGCCCGCCCATGGTGCCCAAGTTATCGGAGAGTTCCCAGGCCTCCGTGGTCTTCGCGATTTGCTCCGGGTTGTTGACTGATTCACGGGTCACCACATCATCATAGATCATGAGTTTGAAATGCTTGGATGTGGGCATGCCATCGACCAAGCCGTGCGCCTCGATGGTGGACTCCTTCGGGTTGCCCTCGCGCCGGCAGATGAGCCCCGCGTCCAAGCTCCAGCAACGCGACTGACCACTTGGGTTCGCGTACAGCACATCGGGAAAACTCGCCTTTAGATTCTCGTTCGATTCGAGCTCTTGCTGAATCTGCGCGAGGAAGCCCTTGGCAATCAGCTTGGTGTGACTGAAGATACCGATGGTGATTTCGCGGTCCTTCAAGATTTCCTGGATCGCGCCCGCCAAAGTGATGATGCTCGACTTGTAGTGCTCGCGCGACCAGATATCACAGTAGCCATCCGGCGCCCCTTCGACCTCGCGGCAGCGTGCATAAAGCCACGGATGCCACGCATCGGTGCGCTTGAGCATCTTCACCAGCAGGTAATAGCGATCGTGCAAACACAGCCAGCGCACCGCGCCCACATCACGGCCGTGGCCATCGAGCGCATCCCACGATGCCATCAAGTCACTGAAGGGAAGGTTTTGCACGCGCGTCGAGAGCTGCGTCGAGGCGTTGGGCAAGGGTTTGAGCATCGCCGGTATCCACGGTGTGCGTGACGTTCAGATGGCCTGAGACTTCTTGCGGAATCAGCCGTGCGTACAGGCGATAGAAATCGGTGAGATTGTCCTTGGCCCATTCAGCCATCTGCGCCGTGCCGCCCAAGCGCGTGAACACGGCAATGATGTTCTCCTTGGCGGTCGCGCCCATCTTGTTCGGTGTGCCTCGCACACGCCCTACTCTGGCGGTCATATGATTGATTTTACGAGCGCGTCTTCGGGCCCGGCCGCTGGTACTTGACCGGTTTTTGCATCTTCGGCGTCTCGGTCATCCCGCGCTTTTTTTGCTTGAGTTGCGCCGCGGCCGGGGCGTGCTCGATCGGTTTGTAGCTCATGTGTCACCCGAGTAGTTGTGATACGCCGAGTACGCGGTCAAGGGGCCGTAGCTGCGTCGCTTGGTGTAGAGCTCCAGGCGGTGCGGCAAATCCTTGTTGTGCCGGTGCAGGATGGTTTGGTCCAGGTCATAGTCGCCGGTGACGTTCGG